TCAACGAACCAGAATAACTATGAAAATAAAAATACACACCTACCCACATGGGCCTGCCATACGCTTGCCCCATGATGAAATCGTATCAGCCGTGGGACTCCGTGGCAGATTCTCTGACGCTCATGTCGGACAACTAGAAGCGGGGGATCAGTACATCATGCCGATCCAGACCGAACTAACGCCCAGAACCGATACAGAGCTACTGGCTCTGATGGCGCACAGGCATCTTAAATCAATCTACTTGGACAATATAATAAAGCCAGAGTTCAGAACTGTATTCATTCTAACGTCGGATTCTTCGGAGCTAGCCAAGCACGAGTACGATACAAATGAATGCTCTGACTTGGACGCCCTGCGTGACGTGCTTAATTATATCTTGGACCAAGAGGAAATTTGATTGGAATAAAGGGGTTGACACCGAGAGGGTGGGGGGCTATCAAAGCCCTTCACCCTTTTTTTTCAAAAAATATTATGGCTCACTTCTACAATTGCAATGACATCCGTAACCCAGAATTTGAACCAGATATTGAGACCCCTGCAAGGGCGCGAAAGCAACACAAGGTCTACCCTTCGGTGACCACCGTCCTAGGGATAGTAAAGGATGCATTCTTGGACGGCATCTACAAGCCCAGGATGATTACATCCCTAGCGAGGGAGCATCCCATCTTAGCTTGGCAGGACATTGAACGATTGACCTACGGCACGAGGACGCACCCGATCACGGGGGACACAATTGAATCCTCTGAGTTCGGCACCACCGTTCACAAGGTTATTGAGGATCATATTGAATACGAATTCTTGGGCGCCGAGGATCGGCCAGAACCTAGCCCGTGGGACGAGTGGGCGATGCCATTCGTGGAGTGGGTGCGGGACAATGGAGTTAAGCCAATAGCCTGCGAGCGCATCATAGCTAATAACCGCATCAAGATTGCGGGGAGCGTGGACTTCATCGGCCATGACTCCGAGGGCAAAGTTTTTCTAGCGGACTACAAGTGCAGGACTAACACGAAGGGTAAGGCTAAGACCTATGACAAGGATTGCCAACAGCTTGCAGTAGAAGCATTTATGTTAATGAAGGAACACAACCTTGATTACCTTCCGTCCTGCATTTCAGTGGTCGTTGACTGCGATACCAAGAAGCACTACCACAGGGAGTGGAGGCAGGATGAGATGCAGAACGGCATCAAGATAGCAAAGAAGTGCGCTGAACTTTACTGGTTACTAAGAATGTAATAAATATGATGAATACAATGAATACTCAGGATATAGAATACTACTTGGACTGCTGTGACCCGAAGGCAATCCGATTCGACGGCCTCGACGAGGCGGTCATTGGCGTGGATCATGAAGGACAGTTGTGCTACCTGCACAGCAAGATGGTGGACATCTTTATGTCCCGTGACGGCATGACTGATATCGAAGCGATGGAATGGATTGACTTCAATGTCATCGGCACCAATGCAGGCGTAGGATTTACCGTAGTATTTGATGACTGAATACAGGATTAGATACACCCGCAACGATATGCCAGAAGGATACGTGGGTGATACATCTAAGTGGGCGCACAGCTCAAGCGAAGCGGTCAAACTATTACTACAGAAGAACCCCGACAAGACTGGCACCTGCGTCTTCAAGCGCGGAGGTTCGGGTAAAATACTTTCCGTCCAAGAAGTTACTCAGCACTAACCTACCCCACCATGAAGACATTTGATTTTATTGATACACCTAGTTGGAACAGAGGCCAGAGCGTCGAGACGTCCTTCCAAGACATCTTGGATAGGCGAGGTATAGAATACAGGCGCTCGACCCTTGAGGAGCAATACAAGCACTTTGACTACGTCACTGACCGAGGGACGATTGATGTCAAGGCCCGCAAGAGGGTGAATAGGAGCGATAGCTCCGAGCAAGACGAACTCGTATGGTTGGAGTTCAAGAACACTGCGGGTGACCGAGGGTGGTTAGCATCCAACGTGGACTTCATCGCCTTTGAAAGGCAGGATGATTTTGTTTTGATCAAGAGGGCGTATCTCTACGAGATGGCCAGTAAGAAGTGCAACCTGGATGACAAGGTCAGCCGTGGGTCGGACGCACTGTATAAGGGATACACGAGGAAGGGCCGTAGCGATTTACTTTCAATCGTAAGGATGAGTGATATCTTAAATCTACCGATACAAATACTAGAAAAATAATACAATGAGCATGACACAAATAGAGAGCAACGTCGAACGAATACAGACTAGGATCGACATGATCCGACAGGAGTCCAGGACTCTGTCCTTTAGGATGGAGAGAATGCTTGAGCAGCGTAAGCAACTGACCCAGGAAAAGAACGCCCTTAAAAATTTACTCACAGAACTAGATGTATCTTCCGCAAAATAAAATAAAAGAATACAGGGAGAAGAACAAGCCCTTGTGCTGTCCTATCCTGGCCACAAAGAAAGATGATTGGGTCCTGGACCACGACCACCAGACGGGGTTAGTCCGAGGTGTTATATCCAGGCAGGCGAACAGTCTTCTCGGGAAGGTGGAGAATTTCTACATGAGAATGTGCAAGGGGGATAAAGAGCATTTGCCTGGTGTGCTTGATGCAATGGCCGCTTACCTTGAGCAAGAGACCCTGGATGTCCTTCACCCCGTGGGACTTATACAACTTACAAACAAATTCAAAAACAAGTTGACAGCACAAGAGCAGGTCTTAGAACTTGAATCCATTGGCGCAACTGAGGACGAAATCAATGACTGCTCTAATCAAAATCAGCGCTCCCAACTTTACCGTAGATTAATAAAACAAAGTTATGACAGATAAAAAACCAGTAAAAATAATGCAGTCCATCCAGTCCGAGCTTAAGGCTCCGAAGGGACAGACTAACAAGTTCGGTGGGTATTCCTACAGATCCGCCGAAGATATACTAGAGGCCGTTAAGCCTTTATTGAATAAATACGATTGCTTCCTTACAGTCAGCGACGAGATCGTTGAGGTAGGGGGTAGGGTATACGTCAAGGCAACAGCTACTGTTACCGAGTCGCACTCCGATCCCATAGCTGTAACAACAGCCTTTGCTCGTGAGGCTGAGACTAAGAAGGGTATGGACGAAGCACAGATTACTGGCTCCGCTAGTTCCTATGCACGTAAATACGCCTTGAACGGCCTCTTTGCTATCGATGATACCAAGGACCCTGATGCAACCAACAAGCACGGCAAGGACAGTCCTCGTGCCGTTAATCAATCCGTTGAATTTTAACCCGCAATAATAATAATACATATGGCAACATACAGAGAAAACACAGGACTGCTCGGCATCAATGACCGCAAGCAGAAAGAAAACCACCCTGACTATAACGGACGTATCTTCGTCAGTAAGCCAGGGTTGTACTACCTCAAGGGGTGGAAGAAACAAGGACGCAGTGGCCAACCATTGCTATCCCTGGCCGCTGATTACGCGCCCGAGGATAAACAGCTGGAGGCAACTCAGAATACTGAGGCAGTGCCTACTAGCACCCCAAACATAGACGACGCACCGTTCTAAATCGTGGGGGACTTCGATAAGATATGGTGGGATCAGTTCCGCCGAGATGAAGTTAAATCCATATTGGATATGACTGCTAATAAGAACACGGACTATACGGGAGGTGAGAGTTGCGAAAACCCATTCGCTAACTTTGATTACTCAACCGAGTTCGGGGTTCACCCTCTTACTGGAGTCTGCATCAGGATGCAGGACAAATTCCAGAGAGCTAAGGCTTTCTGTTCGGATGGTCAGCTGAAAGTTATTACTAAAGGCGATCAATCCAAGGACATATTCCGTGACCTAATTGGCTACTCATTGATAGCCATAGGGATGCTCGAAAGAGCTGAGAAGGAGTAACTCCTTATGATAGAATGCTTGGCCCTTTTGCACGGTGCAGAGGGGTCAAGTATTACTACATAAAATTATTAGATAGCGCACATGAACGATAAAATTAAGGAAGCCACTGAACTCACAATCAACCTGTACAACGACATGGACACGAGAGGGATTCCTAAAAGCATACTAATCAAGCACAACGCCATAGGCCAATGCCTCCGTGCTATGCTAGACATACTTGAAAATGATAACGAACGAAACAAAAACGCCCCCGCATAACGAAGAAGCTGAATACAAACTAATTGCCTGCTGTCTCCTGGATGGGGACTACTCCGTATACGACACAGTATCCGTCATTGTTACACCCGACGATTTCTATACCCTCAAGGGCAAGTTACTATTTACAGCCATCGCGTCCCTCGTAGAGAAGGGTAAGCCCTTGGACGAGATCTCCTTGATGGAGGATTTAAAAGCCTCTAAGGGCCTCGACGAGGTCGGAGGCATGGCTGGTATCTTTTCCGTAATGCAGGAGGCTGAGACCCCCTTGCAGGCCCTGTATTGCGCCAAGCTAGTAGCTGAGAAGAGTAAGCTACGGTCCCTCATTCGTGGGTGCCGAGTTGCTGTAGAACAAGCTGAGTCCGAATCAGCTGAGTCCCAGGTGATCAGAGCATCCTTGGAGAATGATATACTTAAGGTTGATACCCTGGGCACGGACACGTTCTCGGTAGTGGACTCCGCCGAAGAGATCCTTGATGACATCCAGAAGATGCAGGACGGCACCTTTAACCCAGACGTAGTCAAGACTAACATCAGGGGACTTGACGGATACCTTGGTAACAATGGCATCGCGGCAGGGGAGGTGCTTACACTAGCGGCCCCTACATCCTGCGGTAAATCCGCACTAGCTTTATTCATAGCAACCAAGGCCATGAAGCAGGACGAAACACCTACGGCTTACTTCTCATTTGAAATGCCGAGGAAGCAGTTAATGAAGCGCATGATACAGACGATATCTGGCATTAACGTAATGAACATTCAGGATGGAGTCGCAAGCCCCGAACAGGAGGAGAGGTTCAAGACAGTGACCAGGGAGTCCGCCGAGCTTCCCCTTTACACATCTCATAGCGTTAGAAACGCTGACGACCTCACGAGTCAGGTCCGTCACTTGGTCCGCAAGAAAGGTGTAAAACTTGTGGTCATTGACTACCTTCAACTTATACCCTTCGACAGCAAGAAGATGGGGAAGTGCGAAGGCATAGCTGACATCTCTCACAAGATAAAGCAGATGGCCTTGGACCTAAACATCGCGGTCATATTACTGGCACAGGTTAACCGAGAGGGAGCCAAGAGTGAAAGGATTAGAATCTATGACCTCAAGGACTCAGGCGATATTGAAAACGATGCTGACGTAGTCCTGCTCATGTATCCATCCAAGGGGGACTTTGAATCCTCCAAGGGTCACGACAGTCACGGCCCTTACACGGAGCTAATATACAACGTAGCCAAGAACCGAGAAGGGCAGAGGGACGTAGGTGGACTCTTTAAATTCTATCACTGCACAGGGAGGTTTGCGTAATGTCTAATAGAGGATATAGAGGGGCAAGAATCCCCCGCAAACATTTTAAAAGTTCTAAAAACCTTAGAGAGATTATGAGTATCACGCCGAAGTCATTTATGGAATTACTGAATGACAAATACAATTGCTCGGTATCAGTCCAGATAAGGGAGGTCTCCGATCTAGGCAAGACGATTAGAAAAGAGCTTTGCGAATACCACAAAATAGGAAGTATCTCTGGCTGGGGTATCGATAAGAATGGATGGAAGCATTCCAAGAGAGCGAAAGGGTGGAGGTAATTATGGAATTCAATAACGATATGTTTTGCAACGACAGGAGATCCGAGAAGAACTTCGTGGACTGGGCCTATGATAAAATCGCTGAGGAGATGAAGCGCATCGAAGAACTTGAGGAAGAGTTCGGGACAGCGGAATACGTCGTGCCGAGTAGAACCAATAAGTCCCCGAAGAACTTGAGCGATGACAAGAAGATTGAGACAGTTCTCAAGATTGACAAACTCAGAGAAGAGGGTTACTCATTTAAACTTGCGTCCGAGCTATGCGACATAGCTCCTTCTACTTATACTAAATGGAAAAGAGAATTTAAGGCACAATTGGGTAAGCCCCAGGAGTAATCCAGGGCGGGGGGTCCATCATTGCCTCCTGTTTCATTCCCTGCTTATGCCTAGCCTCACCCTTTTTGATTGGGGGGTGGGGCTTCTTATTTCACCCCGTCCTTGCACAAGGATTCAGGGCTATAAGGCCCTACAAGGGCTTTGTTTTATTTTACAGGGCGCCAGGTGGTATGAACAGTGGGAACTCTCCTTCGGACGCCTTACGTTTGATTGTCTTTCTTTCCTTCACCTTCTGGAATCCGAACATACGATTGATTACGTCCGAGTACGGTGCGTATGCAACAAACTTACTTTGAGTAAGCGCTCTCTCTCCACTCATTACCTTCTGTAATTCACCCGTCGCATCCATAGCCTGTTGGAAAGCTACTGGCGTTAAGTAATCAAATGCCGCACGGCCAATACCCTCGGAGCGAATCTTGTATCCAGTATATCTACTGACACCAGCTATACGGAACACACCGTCAAAGAGGTAGTCATCAAGATAACCTACGCGGCCAGCCAAGAAGTCCTTGAGGGCATCAACAGGAATACCAATTAGGAGCATAAAGGTCAGTAGCTTGGCCAGATCCTTGGACGCTTTTAGTCGCTGTGCATTGGTGCTTTTTGGGTTAACAATATCGTTGAGCATTCTGTCCTTGGTGAAGACCAGTTGTTTGACCATGAAGGACTTCATAGCTACAGCGATTCTTAGGTTCGGGTTACCCACAATACCCATAGCCATCTCAGCCGAGCTTAGGGGTTGTGTCTCCGACAGCTTGTTGAACAGCAGGCTACGGACAAGGGCCGAATCCTTCTTGTCTCCCTTCAGGTCAGCTATCAATTGGTCCTGCTCCGCGCGGCTGTAGCCAAGCGCGGTCATTTCAGCAGTAAATGTTTTAATCCTTGAGTCACTCCTGTCCTTGTAGTAAAGGTTAGCCAACTTGCGGAAACGTCTGTAGTTAGCCGTTAGGTTAGTCTCCTTCATAATCTGGTCCAGCTTTGTGAAGCCAGTAGAACGAAGACCTAGGCGAACAGCCTTCTCTAGGAACTTGTCATCCCCCGCGAACTCCTGGCTAATCTTCTCGGTATCTATCCCGAAGGCGGAACCCTTGAGTCTTTCGGAACTGAACATTGCGCTGAAGGTGGGTATTAATCCATTGTCCAGCATCACAAACGGAAGGTCGTATAACTGCGATAGGGTAGAGGTGAACTCAACTAGAAGTGTCCCGTATCCAAATGACCGAGCTAACTGCAGGATCCTGGACTCACCTTTCTTAGGAGAAAGTATAAGTTTCATTATCTCAGGGATTGTTCGATCCGCCTGCTCATCAATGATGGCACCCGAAGCACGTAGCTCCTGCACGAGTTTGCCTAACTCGCTAGCCTCATCCATCTGAGTCCCCTCCTTGTTGGTAACAAATCTACTGCCTATTAATTTAATAGTTTCTGCGGCGGACACCATGTTGAAGATGTAACTCTCCATAGCTTGGGCTGGGTCCTCGTAATATTGAAGCAGGTCATCACGGATCTCCCCCTTCATGGCACGTTCTCGGACATTGCCTGGGAGCATATCGGGATTAGTCCTAGCTAGGTTTGATGTGAACTCTTCCCACGCCTGAGCTTCTTGTAACGCTGTCTCCTTGCTTCCTATACTGATGATTACGTCGTCCTTAGCTGACAGCTCTTTTAACTGTCGGCTTATTCTTTGAACACCAGCCTGATCGTTGTTGTCGCTAGCTTTTACAAGCTCTTCATTTAGAGTCAACATATCAGAACGAACCTTCAATATTCTGTCGTTTCTCGCTTTTATAAAATCCTTGAAACTTGCTCCAACTGTATTACCCCACGCGGCCTTGACCGCTTGTAGTGCCTTGAAGTTCTTAATACGACGAGGGAAGTAATCAAACAGATCACCTACATCTACGCCCCGTGCCACTAGGTCAGCCCTAAGTTTATCTAGAGATGGACGCACAAGGTTATTGTAGTCCTCAAGCATACCGTATTTAGCCAGGAGCGCCTGCTGTTCAGCCGTTCCTTCGTCGGCAACCACTGGGCTATACATGAGGAGTTGCTTAAGTCTTAGGCGGTCCTCCTTATTCTTGATGGCTCGCATCTTCACAAAGAACGGTGCCATCGCAGTCTGGTAGGCAAGGACCTTGGTTTGTATAATCCCGTAGTAATCTCGTATTAAAGCCTTGAGCCTTGGGTGTATCTTGCCGAGGACATAACTAACCGTAAATACATACTTGTCCAAAAAATTAAGATCAATCTTACGCTTACTCGGCGGCTTACCCGCCTCGACAACGTCCTGCGAAGTTATCTCCGAGTTAGGGTTCAGGTCCACGGAGTTATTCATCGCGGCACCTACGACCACCTGGTTACTTGGGCGCAC